CAAGGCTTCTTCCTGCTGAGGAGAGAACTGCATATTGCCTCCTGACGAAAGGGGGCCGGGGCGAGGCACTAAGTCCCCGCCCCGGCGCAGAGCAACCAACTGTCAGGTGCAGGTCAGAAGGGGACTTCTTCGCCGGAGCCGGAGCCGCCGGACGCGCCGCCCTGCTTCTCGTAGTTGACCTTCGTCTCGCCCTTCTCGAAGGACTGCTTCAGGGCCGAGGCGTCGGTGAGGAGCTTGGCCGCCTCGCCCGCGGGGTTGATGAGCGACTGCTGGATCGTGCCGAAGTACGGCTCGATCTTGAAGTTGTAGAACTTGCCCTTCGGGTTCTCCTCCAGCACCGTGGTGATGCGGAGGCGGTGGGCGAAGAGCGGCGGGCGACCCTGGAAGGTGTACAGCCGCGTGGTGATGTTCTTGTAGACCTTCATCTTGGTCGAGGTGAAGGCGATCATGATCGGCTCGCCGGGCTCCTTCTGCTCGGGGTCGCGGAGGATGTAGCCCAGGACGTAGCGGGTCTCGATGAGGTCGTTGCCCGCGGCCGTCTTGAGCTTGCCGAACTCGGCGTTCGCAGCCTTCGCCGCGGCCTGCGCCTTGGCGACGACCTCGCTGTCGATGGCGTGGCGGGCGACGAGGCCGCCGCCCTGGTTGCGGGGACGCCACTCCATGAAGCAGTGCTGGGTGCACACCGGCTGGAAGCAGACGCCCTCCTTCGGGTCGAAGAGCTCGCGGGTGACGGTGTTGAAGAGCATGCCCGCCTCGGCACCCTGGACGCGGTCCTCGCCGGGCTGGACTTCCGGGCTCATGGGCTGCAGGACAGCCAGGAACGGGATGGACAGGTCGTCGGTGGTGGTGTTCTCGAACCCCGACCCGGCCATCTGGCCGTAGTCGTAGGTCGCGAGCGCGCCGCCCGCCTTCTTGGTTTCGATCTCGCTTTTCTGCTTGGCCATGATCTCGATCCTTTCACGTTCGCCGGTTGTTTCAAGTCACCCGGACGTTAGACCCCGGAGCTTCCAACAGGTGCCCCGGCAACCTTCACAACGCTGGGGGAGGGAATCGAACCCCCGACCTCCGCAACCAGGAGCGGTGGCCCCCGGACAGCAGCGCTCTACCAACTGAGCTACCCCTGCAGATTAGTCCATCTTCGCGATGCGCCGACGGAACACGCCGAAGAGGTCGAGCGGGAGCTCGTTCCCCTTCGCCAGCATCTCCTTCACCCACGCCTTCAGGGTCGCGGGGTGCACCTTGCTGTCCTGCGAGACTCCCGCGAAGCGGCCCTGGAGCTCGTTCACGAGCTCGGCTGCCTGCTCCGACTGGTCGCGGTTGAACGCGACGGAGATCTCCCGCTTGATCAGCCCCGAGTGACCGTTCTCCTCGAGCCACTTGTGGGCCAGCGGCCGCCGCTCGGCACTGATGCCAGCCTCGATCTCCTCCTTCACCTTGACCTTGATCCCGTCGGGCGTCTTGATCTCCTCGACGCCCATCTCGTCCATGAGCGTGGGGATCTTCGTCCAGGTCAGGTCGCGGAGCGCCTCCTGCTCCGCCTTCAGCCGGGCGGAGAGATCCTCGATGGCGGCTTCCTTCTCCTTGGCCTGATCGATCAGCGCTCGGAGGGCCGCCATGGCCTCTTCGGCCGGGCGAGCGGTGTCCTTGAACGCGGCGTATGGGTTCGCTGACATTGGTTGCTCCTCTGTGCCCCTGATGATACCCCGCGGCTGACCGCTAGGCAAGCCACTGCTTGACGCGATCCCCCGTGACCTGGCAGCTCACATCAAACTTCTCGAGGAGCGCCCTCACGATGTGCCGGTCGATCGTGCCCGCGCCGCACACGTCGATGTACTCGGTCGAGAACTTCTGACCGATGCGGTGGTTGCGGTCCTCGAGCTGCAGCCGCACCGCCAGGTCGAAGGTGTGCTCCGCGATGATGGAGGTCTTGCAGGCGAGCGAGTCCTGGGCCTGATCGCCCAGGAGGGTGAGGCCCTCGCAGGCCGTCTGCTGGTTGGCCACGAAGAACTGGGCGTCGCCCTTGTTGAACGCCGTGACCGCGCGGCCGCGGGCGTCCTCGTCGACAGCGCCGTCGTACCGCACCGCCCTCTCGCCCAGAGCGTCCATGAGCTTGTCGACGGTGCGGCGGAACTTCGTCCAGATGATGGCCTTGTGCGGGAGATCCTCCGCGATCTCGAGCACGAGGTCCAGCCGCGGGTTGACCTTGCCGATGTCAACCGCTGGCTCTCCGTCGTCGGTGGCGACGAAGCCGCTGGCGACCTGCTGGAGGCGGAGGAGCCGAGTCAGTGCGAGCGGGGCCGTCACGAGCTGGCCACCCTCCAGCATGACCATGAAGTCGTCCCGCAGCGCCTTGTACGCCTTCGCCTGAGTGTCGGTGAGGTCGAACTCGCGGCGGGTATAGACCTTCGGCGGCAGGTCGAGGACATCTTCCTTCAGCACCCGAGTACCGATGGTGTCGACGATCCGGTTCAGGATGTCGAGGTTCTGGTAGCCGATGAGCTGGTCGAACTCGACGAGCTTGCCCTGCTTGTTGCGCACTTGCGCCCTCTGGAACCGTCCGAAGTACGCCTTGTAGGTGGTCCATAGCCCGACACCGTGCTGATCCCAGAACTTCTCGTCCAGGAACTGGAGCTGCGGGAAGAGGTCGAACGGGCCGTTCGGCACCGGGGTGCCGTTCAGGATCCGGCGGTACGGGGCGTAGCGGCCGCTCTTGACGACGACCTTGGTGCGGTCGGCCTTCGGGTTCTTGATGCGGCGTGCCTCGTCGACGATGTACAGCACCTTCCGCGAAGACAGGAAGTCCCAGAGGAACTTCTTGCCTCCCCGCCAGACCGTGCGTCGCGAGCCCGTGTCCTTGTCCCGCTCCATGATCGGGTCGGTCACGACCGCGTCGAAGGACATGGCGAGCCAAGCCAGCCCCTGATGCTTCAGGAGCTGGAGGCACTCGTCCTGGTGCCACTTCGCCGTCGCCTTGTCAGTCCTATAGCAGAAGAGCCTGGACCGCCCAGAGACGTCGTCGGCCAGGTGGCGGGGAATCTCCTCCGTGACCCAGTTGCGGTGCACGCCGTTCGGGGCGACGATCACGACTGCGTCGATCTTGCCCTCGCGGAACAGCGAGGCGGCCGTGTTGATCGCGAGCCAGGTCTTGCCAGTCCCCTGCTCCCAGAAGATGGCGCGAGAATGCGCCCCTCGACTGGCCAGCCACTCTCGCAGCTGGTGGTCGAAGGGCGCTGTCTTGAACTGAGCTAGGTCGACCGTTGCGGCTTCCACGAGCTAACTATACCTCACCGCATGCCGGGAGGCAGCGGAGCGAAGCCGCTCGTCGGAGCCGTATTCACGACGACGTCCTGGTCGAAGTCCTGGCCGGACACTCCGATGACCTGCACCCGGTAGACGATGTCACGAGGGATCAGCTCGATGTCGTAGAACTTGTCGTCCTCGTAGGACCGGCTGTTGAACCACTTCCGGCCGCCGAGGGTCACGTGGGTCTCGGTCAGGTTCGTGATCATCCCCACCACCATGATCGGCTTCGCGGCCATGCCGCTGTCCTGGTGCGCGGAGAGGGCGACCGAGCGGCTCCACTCCGAGCTCTTGACCCAGAGGGCGACGACGTCGCCGACCCCGGCCGCGCGGCTCACCGGCTCCTCGACCGCGGCGACGGCCGGGACGGGGTCGGTCTTCAGGACGGCCGCCATGGGCTGCCGACTGAGCTCGGTGCTCGAGACCGGGGAGGGCTGGACCTGCGAAGCGATGCCAGCCCTGGGCTCCGGCGGCTGGTCGACCTGACGGCGGATCGTGTCGACGATCTGGCGACGAGTTTCCTCCGGCGGAGCCGCCTGCTGCTTGGCGATCTGGCTGACCTGCCCCGCAGCGAACAGCACGGGAGCGGCTACGAGAGCCGCGAGGACGACGATGATCTTGTTCGGTACGTTGATCTGCACTGTTGATGCTCCTTCGTGAAAGTGGGTGCTCTATCGAGAGAGGACAACTATACCACACCCGCGGCTAGTCGCAATCGCCCTCGTCGAGGTATCGGTCGATGTTGTCGAGAACAGCCTCCTCCGCGAGCTCGTGGAGCTGGGAGGCGATGTCCTTCGGCGAGGTGAGGACCGTGCAGAGTCCGAGGTCAGCCTCCTTCGCAGCCTCCTCCGCGGCTGCCACCAGCTCCTGGTGGGACATGTCGAGGGTGACTTCCGAATCGGACTCCGGCGGATCGTGGTACGTCCCCGGCCAGTAGGAGTACCAACCTCCGACGCTGGCATCGATCGGCAGCTCCTCGGTCGTGACCAGGCCGGTCGCCTCGTGGTGTAGCTCCACCTCCACTGTCAGCCCCTCGACCGTGCCCCGGATGAGTGTCTTCCTCGCCATGGGATCCTCCGCGCGACTCAGGCGCGACTTTGCGCGACTCAGGTTCGTCAGCTAGACTTCGGCTCAATCTTGCCTTATGAACCAGTGTTGGGCAAGCGTTCGGGTTGCAGATTCTCCCAGTTGCTTTCTGTTCGAGTCGCGCTGAGTCCACTACCTCCACCCGTCCGAAAGTCGCCCAGCGAGGGCAGCCGGGCCGGGGGCGACTCAGTGCTCGACTCGACTTCGTCAAAGAAGGGGGTAAGACCTAGGAGCTAGGATCGAGCAACCCGTTGGGCGGCTGAGTCGGCTGAGTCGCGGCGGCTTGCCTCTGGTCGACGGTGTGCTATGGTTCTCCCGCGGGGCCGATCCGGAATCGACTCGCTACGGAGATCGTGATGCAGCGTGCAGGGACGCCCGTTCCCTAACAGGGCAGCCAAGTAACTGGCAACACTGTTTCCCTCCGCAAGGCCGCCTGAGCCTGCCCGTCGCCCGGAACGCCGATACCGGGGTCGACGGCGACATCGGCAAGATCCCTCCGCTCCCCCGAGCTGGGAGGCTAACTTAGGTCGGGGAACGTCAGTATGGCCGCCGGTTGCCTGATCCGGCTACGCACGTAGAAGCACTCGATGAAGTAGCGAACACGGGGGTTCGAATCCCCCCGGCTCCATTGTCCGGCTGCGAGAGCGCAACAGTTGTTGGCAGCCCCGGCTCTCGGCAGAGGGCCGGGTCTGTTTGCAGACCTTCCTCCCACATCCCGGATTCGCTGCCAGCGCCCAGGTGCTGGACGACAAACGCCTCAACAAGCAGGGCCTGGAGTGCAAGCAGATACTGAACGTGCTGCTCGCTCCGCCCGACACGAAGATCGGTTGGGCCAATCACCCGGCCGTCCTGATGTGGAGGCGACACGAGCTCCAGCTCTGCCTGTACGCCATCGAGATGCGGAAGGAGTGGATCCGCCGCGGCAAGAACGACACCATGCTCCCGTGGTTCGAGGAGCTGCGGGAGCGGCTCATCCTGGAGGGGAGATCCGCTTCTCTCCCGGAGTGGTGGGGCCGCGAGGATGTCCACGCCTCGCACCGCGCTCGGCTGAAGCAGAAGGATCCCGAGCACTACGCTCAGTTCGGCTGGGTCGAGGAACCGTGCGGCCCCGAGGGCTACGTGTGGCCCGTCAGAAAGGTGCCCACCCGTGGGCAGCGGCCCGCTCCGGCGTGAAGTCCTGGATCGGCATGCCGCCGTGGCAGATGGCCGCGAACTTGCACCCGTTGTATGCGTGGCACGCCTTCGAGCACGCGGGGTGACCGGGCACCTGCTGCCAGCCCTCGATGTCCTTCACCGCGTCGGCGGTTCGCAGAAGGGGCACGATCGTCTGAGCCCAGAAGGACCGCACCTCGTCGCGGCCCACCGAGACGGAGGCGCTCTCGAGCCGAGGGTCGTCCTCGACGAACTGGTTGTGTCGGAGCTTCACCTCCGTCGCGGCCGGAGCTCGCCACAGGGCGTAGCCCGCGTACAGCATCATCGGCACGTCGGTACGGAGATCTTCCGGCTGCTTCAGCCAGCGGGCGCTGGAGGCAGTCTTGTGATCAATCACCTCGAGAGAATGGGGCGACGGGTCCAGGCAGTCGATGCGGCCGCAGATCTCGTGCTCGCCGCTCCGGAGGGCGACGTCGATCTCGACCTCGAGCCCGGGACGGGGCCGCAGGACGTCGGCTCCGGCCTGGAAGAGCCGGAGAGCGAGCTCTCGCTCCTGCCTGCTGAGGTGGTGGTCCCACCCGGCCGGTCGCGGGCGGCCGGACAGCGAGGCGGCGCAGAGGGCGTGCAGGGCGTTCCCGAGGGCGAGCGGCTTGGTCTCGGGGAAGGGGAGCTTCCGCACGTACCGGAACCACCAGAGCCTGGGACACTGCTGCAGCCGGACGAGCTGCGAGGGGCTGGTCCGCACTCAGGCCCGCCACTTCCCGGCCCACATGGTCACGATCGCCCGCTTGCCGGAGGGGTACGTGACGATGTGCGAATGGGACCAGGAGCTCGGGCCAGCGTTGTAGTCCTGGTCGAGGCTGCACGAGGCACCCGCGACGTACAGGCCGTCGTGGATCGACGCGCTGTGGCTGTGGGCGGTGTTCGCCTTGCGGCCCATCCGGCTGAAGCTCTGCGCGTTGCCGCGTGCTCCGTCCGGGCCGAGGTGCCCGTGCATGCCGTTCTCGATGGAGTTGCGGCACGTCTTGAACGATTCGTCGGTGCGGAGGAACTTCGTGCCGCGAGGGCAGTCAAGTTTCCGCATCACGTGCTCGACCAGGCAGAACCCGCGTTCGCGGCTCTCGAGGGCGCGGTACACGGCGAGCTGTGACTCCAGGAAGAACACAGCGTTCCGGGGGTCGGTGCGGTAGTCGTGTTCCCGGAGCCACCGCATCAGCCACCCGTCGTGGTTCGAGTCGACGACCACCGTCTGGCACCATGGGCGCTCTGCCTCCTTCAGGAACGCCGCGGCTTCCTTCAGCTCGGCGACGACGTCGTCCTGCCCAGCGAGGAACTTCTTGAACCGCACGTGCGGGTTGCCGCGGTCGTGGTGGGTGAACGAGACTCCGTCCAGCAGGTCGTGGATGAACTGGTACTTCGGTCGGAGGGTGTCGAGCATCCCCTGCTCGCCCCAGGCGAGGGAGCGAACGGTCGGCTCAAGCTGAGCGACGTGGACGTCGCCCCACGTGATTGCCTCGACCTGCTGCCCCTCCACGCACTTCCCGCCCTCGACCCGCACGTCCAGATCCTGGAACGATCCGCGGTCGTCGGCGTTGAGCTGGCGCACCCACCAGTGGCCGTCGCTGTCCACCTCGACGAGCAGGGCTCCGTACGAGTGCCGGTGCTCGGCCTTCAGGCCCGCCTTCTTCTGGATGTAGTTCCGCTGGGTGCAGGTGCCGGTCGTGTAGTTGAACTTCGTGCCCTCGCCCTTCATCGTCGCGATGGACCGCATCGCGAACTTGGCGTGGGGGAAGATGCCGCTCCGGCGGCCGGTGTAGGTCTCGAACCCCTCCAGCGGGTTCTCGGCAGTCGGCAGGATGTTCATCTCGCCGCAGAACACGAGCCCGGGGGCGAGGACGGTGCGCCGGTCGCAGACGAAGTCCTCGATCCGCTCGTCGTACCAGAGCTCCTTGTCGTGGTCGGCGGTGCCTCGCTTCACGGCGAGCTTGCCGTAGGCGGTCTTGTTGTACGTGTACGTGCTGACGAGGATCTCGGCGTCGACGTGCTCGGCGAAGGCGAGCAGGTTGTCCCACAGGTGGCCGTGGAGCCGCGTGTTGTTCTGGGCCGACGTGAGCAGGTATCGCTTGATCTTGCCCTTCTTCGGCAGGTCGAGCACCTCCTCGTCGAGGGCTCGCACCTGACCCGACGCGAGGGGCTTGTCCATGCCCAGCTTGGCGCGGTGGTACGCGACGGTCGACCTGTTGATCCCCAGCTCCCGGGAGACGGCACTGACGTTCCCGCCGTGCTTCTCGAGGGACAGACGAACCTTGTCGCGCATCTCCATGTGTGCTCCTCTACGGCGAGAACATCGACTTCAGGCCGATCCAGATCGCGGCCGCCAGCCCCGTGACCAGGATGCCGATGAGCGTGATGAGGGTCTTCTTCCGAACCTCCTGCATGGCCTGACGCCACTCCCGGAGGGACTGGAAGTCCTTCTGCAGCTCGATGGGGTTCTTGTGGTCGAGCCCGATGGAGGTGAGAGTCTCGTTCACGGTCCTCTTCACGAGGGCCTCAAGCTCCTCTCGGCTCAGCACAACCTGTTCCTGCGGGTTGCGGTCGGGCATGGGCGGGATCCTCCGGCTCGTGAACTATAGCCCAGGGAGGGACGCTGCGCCAATCAGTACGTGAAGACGCCGTAGGCCACACTCGTCCCGCCGAAGGTGAGCTCGACGAAGGTCTCCGAGGTGTTCGAGCCGGTCTGGGTGTGCCGGATGACGATGCCGTCACCAGCAGTCGCGGAGAAAGTGCCGGTGGTCAGGCCCGCGGCGATGACGGTGTTGAAAGCGCCGCCGTTGATCGAGACCTGGACGTTCCCGGTCCCGAACGCGGTGCCGATGTTGAGCGTGTGAGTGCCGGTGTTCGCGGCGGTGTACGACGCGGACGACTCGCCGTTCGCCCGGACGCCGAAGTTGAAGTCGCCGGAGATGAGGGAGGACTGGACGTTGAAGTCCCACCGCGGGTTCTGGATCGCGCTCCGGAGCACGCTGTCCTTGGTGTGCCGAGTCAGCACCGTCATGCGCAGGCGGGACGGCAGGGATCCGGCGTGCCGCAGGATCCTCGTTCGGCTGATCTCGATCGGGACGGTGCTCTGGTAGCCGGTCGTGAAGAGCAGGGTGTTCGTGCCGTTCGGGTCGTTCCGCACCTCGACCGCGTACTCGGTCGTGTTGGCGGAGGGGAAGTCTGGCGGGAGGCTGGTCTCGTCGACGACGGCCTTGGCCTCGTCGCCGTTGCGGAAGTCCCGGCGAACGAAGCTGACCGCGATGCCGCGGTCGTCCAGCCCCGTCCCTGGGCCGCCGCTGCCGGAGCTGTCGAGGTCGACGTTCCCGGTCGGGTAGAGCGTGGTGTTGAACCGGAGCGCGACGGGAGGGTAGGGGCAGTCCGCGCGGTTCGACATCGTCACGTTGATCGCGGTCGCCGAGCCCTCGGGGAGCGACTGCGTGGCGCTGCGGGGGAGCAGCTTCACGTTGACGAGAGTGCCTGGGGTGAATACCCGCTCGGTGAGGTTGCCTAGGAGGATCCACACGCGGGCGTTGGCGGCGTGCGCGGCCGGAGCCGAGTCGAGGAGGCCGCGGTAGCCGGAGCTTAGCTGGAGCTGGCCACCGCCGGTCGTCGCGGTGCGGAAGGCGAAGAACTCGTTGTCGATGAGCACAAGGTTCGCCAGCCGGGTGCCGACGTCCTCCGCGGTCACGCTCGGGGTCATCGCTGCGATGAGGAGCGACAGCGAGTCCAGGTCGGCGTCGACGTTGAACGCGATCGAGCCCTGGGTTCCCGACTCGTCTATGCCGGAGGCGAGCTCGCCCGCCACAAGGAAGCCCGCGATGTCACCTGCGTCGGTGTACGAGCCGGAGTTGGGTCGCGTGGCGATGTCCATGAGCGTCGCGGCGTCGTTCTGGAACCGAGCGCCAGCCCAAATGCGGTTGACGCTCCCGGGTTGGTCCTCGTCGAGGATGCAGAACTTCCGAGGTGCCTCGAACACGACTGAGTCAGCCGTGGGGATGGCCACCACAGTCCTTGGGGGAGGAACCCAGTTCGTGGCTCCCGGGGCCGAGAAGACGCCAGTGTCAAAGACGAAGATGTCCTCGACCAGCGAGATCGTGATCTGGCCGTCGTTGAAGCGACCGAGATCGATCTTGGTGATGCGCATCGGGAGGTCGGTGAAGCCGAGGTCGGGATCCGTCCAGCGGAGCACGTCGCCGATGTTCTTGTCGTGCAGGGTGCGGTTGGTCACCACCTCCGCGCGGGCGATGGGGGAGCTCAGCAGCCGGAGGTCTCGCCAGGCGAGGATATTCGCGCAGGTCGCGTCCTTGACTCCCGGGTAGTTCTTCTCGACGGACACCATCTTGTTGCCCTGGAGCCTGACGTTCGCCATGTCCTGGGCACCGGCGAAGGTTTCCTTGTAGTCGAGAGCGCGGTTGTTGAACTTCACGAGCACGTTGTTGGTCGTATCGCTCCAGGTTCCTCTGCTGAAGGAACGCACCTCGATGATGTTGCTCGCGTTGATCGCGGTGAGGCTGGGGAGCGAATAGCCACCGCGGGCCAGGCTGCACCGCCACTTACCGGTCGAGCGGTCGAGGTACACGACACCGTCGATCTGCCGTTCGAGCTCCCGCAGCAGCTCGGCCGCCTCGATCTCTCCGTCGAGGACGAAGCTGAACCCATTCCCCTCCGTTCGGAGCGTGTTGGCGGCTGCGGTGAAGTTCGCCACGTCGATGTCCGACGCAGGCTGGCCCATGCCCCACTCGGTGTTGGTGAGGATCTCGTAGATCACGTTCATCGGGTTCGCGTCGTTCCCGCTGTTCACCGATGGCGTGCTGAGGCCGAGGCCGTTGGGGATGCGCCGGAGCTCGAAGGCCCAGGGGGCGATGCTCGTCGAGTTGCCTAGCCAGCCCTGCTCCCACAGCAGGTAGCAGGTTCCGCGGTAGGTCGGCGTAACGCCACCGACCGACTGGTGGGTCGTGAGGTAGGCCGGGGCGTTCTGCGTCATGCTGCCAGAAAAGAACCGGAGCCTTCCGACGATGCCGCCCTGACCGAGATCCTCGCCTCCGAGGAAGTCTGGCTCATTGATGTCGATGGCAGTTCCGTCGGCCGTGACGTTGCCGCTCCAGAGCACGTCGTCGCCGACCCAGATCCGCAGCAGCGCTCCGACCGGAGAGGAGCCACCGCGGCACACCGCCATCTGCATGCCGACGTAGTACTTGTACCCCTTCGTGACTCGCTTGCTCGAGAACAGGCCGGTCTTGATCTTCTCGGTGATGGCCTGCTGGCGGAGATCGCCGTACCAGACGACGTTCGGCCCCTCGACCTTGACCGTGCCCCAGATCAGCGACACGGGGCGACCCTCGGTCGCGGTCGGGAACTTGAAGTCGCCGAGGCCCGCCGGGCGAGCGTTCTCGATCTTCGGCTTCGGCTTCAGGAACTGGCTCAGGACGAAGAACACCGCGAACAGGATCAGCGTCTCTATGAACGCCTTCTGCGGCTCCTGCGGTTGCGTCTGCGGCAGGGCTTGAACCTGGAGCTCGAGGACGCCGAGGTCGATGTGCGGCCTCACGAGCGCTGGTCCGAACAGGACCAACAGCAGGAGGAACAGAGCTGCGAATCGCCGGATCCTGGTCATCACTTGAGCCCCGTTGAGAAGACGTTGCGCAGCGGAACCCAGGCGAAGCCGCCGAAGTTCTGCACGTTGTTGAACTTCGACGAGCACGTGTTGATGCTGTGATCGCAGCCAGCGAACACCTCGACCGTCAGGCCCATGGGGTTGTTGGGGAAAGGCTTGAGCACGCGGATCGTGTCGCCGGTATGCGAGATGACGAGCCGGAAGTCGCCAGTCGGCAGCGCGATGAACCCGCCGTTGGCCCAGCCAGAGCCCTTGGTAGCGAGCCCCTGCACCGTGATGGTGTCCCCCGCGACGCCGGTCACTTCGTTCTGATGGCGGAACAGCGACTGAGCCACGGTGCAGGCTTGGTCGTACAGCACGTGGTTGCAGACCGCGCTGTACTTGAACCGCGGGATGGAGTCCGCGAGCTCGGAGGTGAGGGGGAGGACCGCGATGTTCGCCCTCACCCCGTTCTGGTCGAAGCCGACCGTCCGCACCGTGCCCTTCCACAGCTCGATGACCTCGTTGGCACTGTCGTTTCGGTGGACCCTGCGGATGGTCAGCGTGGCTCGCTGGCCGGGAACGGCGTTGATGAACTTGCGAACCAGCGGTTCGGTCGACGGCACGTTGATCTGCAGGGTCTCGTTCCGCTGCTCCGCGCTGAAGTTCAGGTTGGTCCGCTCGATCTCGAAGGGCTGGTACGTCAGCGCGTTGTAGGTCACTGGATTGGGATCAGTCGTGTAGAGGAAAGACTCCACGCCGATGCGGAAATCGAAGAGCTCGATCGGCTGTCCGCTCTCCTGGGAGGTTTCCTGGGCTACATACGGCATCGGCTACTCCAGCACGACCTTGACCGGGAAGCCAATGTTAGCCTCACCGTTGGCGGAGCGGTGCTCGATCACGATCTCGTCGCTGTCGATCCGAACCTTCTCGAGGAACTCGATACGAGCGACGTCGCTGGGTGCGATGTTCTGGGAGATGGAGGAGCTCAGCGTGAGCTGCTCCGTGCTCGCGTCGACCTCCGAAGAAGCGGTGATCGTCCGGTTGAAGATGGTCCCGTTGTTGAGGATGATCCGGATATCCTGCTTGGGGGTGCGCTGCTTGGCGTATCGGCTGTATCCCACGTTCACTATCGTGAGCGACCCCCCACCTGAGAGGTACGTCGCGGCGAGCGTCACGTCCTGCGTGAACGTGGGGAGGTAGAAGCTGACCTGGCGGCCCCGCAGCGCGTGCAGCAGCTTCCGGATGGCCCAGAGGCGGCTCCGGGAGGAGCTGATGAATGTCTTGGCCGAGCTGTGACGAGCTCGGTTCCAGGTGCTGACCTGCGAGAACTTGCCGCCTCCGGAGCCGTCGAACACGACCAGCTCTCGCTCGATCATACCGTCGAGAGTGCCGCTGATGGCGTTCGGGTCGCTCAGGAGGATCTTGCTGTTGTAAGTCGGCCACCCGGTCAGGTTGCTGAGATCGACGTCGTTGTCCAGCACCCGCATGGTCAGGTCGAAGTCGCACAGGTTCACAGCGTACTTGCTCTCCCTCGCTGGCTGGCTCGTGATGGCCGTCCGCAGCGGCATGACGCGCACGTTGTTGACAGCCGAGTAGTTCTGCGTCACGGGCGTGTTGAACGAGATCGAGGTTGGACCAACGGCGCTCACCTCGAGCGCGTCGAACTTCGTCTCGCTCTCGAAGATGATCGCCAGCCCACCGACGCGGAAGTCAGAGAGCGTGGTATCCTGCACGTTGATGCTGGTCGCTCCCGCCGTCACGTTGCCCGTCAGCGGGGTAGGCTCGTGCCACATGGGGAGGCCGAACACTCGGCTCTGCCAGTCGAAGAGCAGGAAGTCGACGCGCTGCCGCTCCAGACCGTCCTCCCGGCGGAGCTTCATGTCGAAGACCTGACGGGGAGCTCTGCGGAGAGAAACTCGCTGCTCGGTCCCGTCCTTGTGCACGAACACGTCTGTGAGGAACTGCAGCCTCTCGATCAGCGGGCTCTCCGGCTCGAAGGGGAATATGACGATCCTGGTGCCCTGCACCGGGATTCGGAGCAGATAGGGCTCGTCGATGTCGAAGTCCAGGGTCGTGTTGAAGGTCGGAGCGCCGTCCGGCGTGATCTGCAGCGTGAGCAGCAGCGACTCTTGCGGAGGGATTGTGTAGGGAAGCGTCGGCAGATTGGTGATGCTCGTTCCGGCACCTGCGTTGTTGATGAACGCCTGGAGGTCGTGGGGCTCGAACAGGAAGGCGTTGTAGATGTCGATCTGCCGCGTGATGGTCGTGAGGATGTTCCCGAGGATGATTGAACGCGGCAGGATGTGGATGATGTCGAACCACACGTCGCCGATGTCCTCCGGAACGTGGCAGACGTGCGTGTCCACCGGAGGGCCGGGCGTAGGCGAGCCGTCGAACAGGCTCGCGGACTCGTCCGGGTTGCCGAGGGCGTTGAGCGTAACGGCCGGGACCGCGTTCTCCATCCGCACGAGCGGCCCGGCCATGTTGCCACTCTGGGCGATTCGCAGCCCAGTGAGGACGTCGCTAACGTAGGCCGGGAAGGACGACATGCGTTACACCACCTTGCGGTACACGACGCCAGCGTTCTTGCTCTCCTCGACGCTGATCGAGGTGTTCTGCTTGCGGATGATCGGGAACACCATGTAGGTGTCCCCGCCGATCGTGAACTCCTGCCCGGGGGCGAGGTTCGCCATCTGGATGTGGAACACGTCCGGCACGAAGCCGAGCAGCATGTACGTGTCCGGGGCCGGGGCCGTGTCTCGCCAGAAGATCGGGATCTTGATCAGCGGGAGGAACCCGTTGAGGAGGCTCGCCCGGAAGAACCCGTACCTGGTCAGCCACGGGTTGCAGCCGACGAAGCCGCCGGGGCACGCGATGCGGGCGTTGCCCGCTCGGTCGTTGCCGAGGTTCGCGGTCTGCAGCGTGAGGAGCATCCACCTCATGCTGCCGGTCTGGTTCGGCATGCCCTCGACCCGGACGGAGCTGGAGTTGTTCGCGTCGGTCGTCGTCGTGCCGCTGGTGCAGCCCGACCAGAGGATGTTGTGGGTGCTCGAACTCACCAGGCCGGGGTTGGCACCGATCGACATCGCGGCCGCGTACTGCCCGCCGGTCCAGGTGCCGACCTTGTTGATCGTGCCGAACGAGAAGTGGCGGTACAGGCCGGGCGAGTACTCGAGGACGACGTGGATGTACTTCGTGGTTCCGTCAGTGAAGAAGTGGTAGGCAGTGTAGGGACCGTTGCCCACGGTGATGCGACGGCCGGAGCTCACGGCCGCGTTGTAGGGAGCCGATGCGTCGAGGAGCCCGCAGCCGTCGTCTCCGGTGTGGTTGCCAGGGGCCACGCCGGTGCCGCTGAAGGCGGTCGACTGGAACATGGCGATGCCCGTGGAGTTGTCCCAGCGGAACTGCACGAAGACCGACCCGTTGTTGAGCGCCATCCAGTCGTTCGTTGTGGACATGATGTCCACGGTCCAGCCGTTCGCGGCTGCGAACGTCTGAAGCACGTTCATCAGGTCTTCCTGGCTCGACGCTGTTCCGGTCTGGTACGCCATGCTTTAGTCCTCTCGCAGAGCCCACAGTGCCCAGTTGTCCGACCGGATGCCGCTCTGGAAGGCCGTGTACCGCACGCCCCCGTCAGTGAAGCGGTTCTCCGCGACGACGGTGCCCGCGGTGTCGAACCAGAACGCGCCGTCGATCTCCCCGAGGACTCCCTGGGGAGTGGCACCGTTCGACCAGATGAGCGTCGCCTGGACGGTGATGATGAGGTCTCCGCCGCTGTTCGTCGTCCGGAGGAGGCGGTTCGAGGTGGTACCGGGGTCGCCGCTGACGGGGATGTACTGGTCCCAGGTGTTGGTCGAGGTGCTGTACCAGTCGTCGCCGGAACCGAAGATGATGCCCGCCAGACGCCCCGCGGGCGAGATGAGGACGCCCTGAGTTGCTGCGGTTCGAGGGCTGGCGTTCGTCGAGTTGTAGACATCTGCCCACGTGCCGGAGGCGAGTCGGACGAGGCCGGGTCCGACGTCGGCAGTGGAATCTCGAACCGGGTCGATGATCCCCGAGGAGGAGATGATCGTCGTTCCTGGGGTGCGGAACCGCTCACTGGTCGTGCCGCAGATGAAGAGCGGGTAAGGCCACTCCCCGCCGGTGGCAAACGGGTTGAGGAACCCGAGGTGGAAGGAAGAGTAGCAGGTGCCGGTCTTGGCCACGCCGATGATGCGCCGCGGCGTAACGCTGATCCACCACGTGACAGTGGAGCTCGTCAGCAGGACGTAAGCGCCTCCGAGATCTCCGCCGGAGTCCGCGGTGTTCAGGCCGGGGGAGCGACCCGGCTGATCTTCGTAGGACAGCGCCGACGAGAAGCCGGTGAAGCCGTTCAGGCAGAGGTTGCGAGCGCCGGAGCCGCTGTCGAAGAACGAGCGGTAGCCGACGTAGATCTCGTCGGAGCCGGAGCCCTCGCCCTCCAGGATGACTTCCCGCTCGCCGGTGCCGTAGGTGATGTTCAGCGTGCAGCCGGTGCCGGTGCCTCCGGTCGTGCTCGCCGGGTTGCCGGGAGTAGTCGTGTAGTCACCGCGGTCAACCAGCGTGACAGTCGCGACCACGCCAGCGGGAGCGGTCGCGACCTGGAAGATGGCGGGGCGACCGAAGGTGCCACCGCTAACCGTGAGCTGGTCGCCGACCGTGTAGCCGGTGCCGCCAGCGCCGACGGTGGCAGAGACCGCGCACTCGGGGCAACCGTTGGCCCGACGGTCGACCCACCCGTTCGTGTCGAACGTGAGGTTGAACGTCGCGCCGGTTCCGGTGCCGCCAGTCACGCTCACCGGGTCTCCGGGAGCGGTGGTGTACAGGCCCGCGTTGCGGATCCGCACCGAGCTGATGACGCCCGCAGGCGCTGCCAGCACCTCGAGAGTTGCGGGGATGACCGAGGTGCCGCCGCTGACGGTCAGGATGTCGCCGACGGTGTACCCTGTGCCGCCGCCCGCTACCGAGTCAACCGAGTGAAGCGAGGTGCCGATGGCCACCCGCCGCAGGATTGAGGCGAACGCCTGGTAGTTAGAGCTGGTTCCGAAGATGAACGGCATTATCCATTCCCCAGCGAGCGGTTGACGGCCTGACGGTTGCGACCGATGATGTTCACGATGATCTCCTGGTTCCGCGGATCGTTCAGCGCCGAGCCGACCTCGTCGGGGTCGGTGACGTTGACGACGGAGACGTTCACCTGCGGGGTGGCCATCGTCGCCCCGTTGGGAACGATAGTGCCGCCCACGCTCGGCTGGAAGATCTCCGGCCCATTCTCGCCGACCAGGTAGCTCTTGCCGGGCGAGACCGGGCCTCCCTCCGCACGGGCTCCCCCGAACAGGCCCCCGAGCAGACCGGCCGCGGAGCCGCCCGCGCCGCCGGTGAAGGCGTTTAGCAGGGCGAAGAGGGCCTGCCGGGCGAGCAGCCGGGTCAGGTCCGCGAGGATCGAGTCGACCAGCTTCGAGAAGTTGAACTCCCCGGTCTGGACGAACTCCACCAGCGCGTCCTCGGCCGAGCTGAAGGCGTTGACCAGCGTCGTCTCCGCCTGGGCAGCGAAGTCGCCGATCTGGTTCTGGAGCTTCAGGAAGCCCCGCTCGAAGCC